GATCATTATCTTGAATATTTGGTACATCTTCACCATTTACAAATATTTTTGCACTTGACATGGGTGGATTGTAAAATTCGTTATTTATGGAATATTCTACATTTGAAGAGAAATTATACCTATTCGCAAATACATTTGCAAGTAAAGTTGTACCACCTTCATATGTATCTTCGTTTTCAAAAGCTTTCTGTCTAAAAAACCAATTAAGTGTTTTTACAGGTGTTTTTGGAACAAGTTCAAGTTTTGCATTTTGTACACCCGCTGGTATATCTAAAGTAGGGTGTTTTTTAACAATATCGGTAACGAGTACATGTCTTTTATTTGCTATATATATGCGCTCAGATGATTCGAGTGTTATCTCTTCAGTAACAATATCAAACTCACTCACTGATAATGTATCCGTTTCGTTTGTAAAAAAGGATTGTTTATGAAATTCAAATTCGAACTGAAGTTTTTGTTTATGAATTGCACACGTTGGGAAATAAGGGCGGTTTGGTGTATTCGTTTCATATTCATCACTTTCATACTTACGCGAAAAGAGTAAAGGTATAGGAATGTAAACACGAGATTTAGCCTGTGCTAATATTTGATTACCAGGTAACAAAGATGTATCTTCTGCATTATTTCTATTTAATGTGTACCTCTTCGTTCTTTTTTCGGATTCGTCGAGGTATAGTTCATCATATATAATTCCCCAATCACCATGATATTTTTCTACTACTGTTTCATCGACACGCATGGTTACCGATTTAAAAATGTGTCTCCCAATTTGATCCGCGTAATAACTATCAGAACCTGTTAAAGCTGGTAATTCAAACGTTACGTACATATTTGCTAAAAGATCACCCATATTTCTCGGGTTATACATAACTTTTATAGTTTCACCAAAAGGCCAAGACGTCGAAGAATTACTTGGTTTATTTACGTTTAGACTTTTATGAAACTTTGTAAAATTTGCGTGTCTTTTAGGTTCATACTTAAAGAGTGAATGAATGGGGTCGTCTTCTAAAAGGTATGTATCTTGTTTACCAATTGCATTAAGTGATACTATAGAACCTGTATTTGGTCCAGATGTATCACACATACTTACTACTTATTGTTTATATATTTTTAAATCCCTTTTCCACATATCGATATGAGACATTTGTTGTAATGTATCAAGTTCAATTCTAGATTTCGTTGTTTCCTCCCTGATACTTTGTATAGCTTCGAGTGTATACTGATACGTTTTGATATTCAAGAGATATTCATACGAACCATCGATTTTATCGAATATTTTTTCCATTTCACATTCGAGTTCTACCCGTTTACGTCTGAAAACAATTAGTTTTTCATGAATAACCATATCAATAAATTTCGACATATTTTCAAATTTTTTAGTTTTTTCTTTCAAGACACGTATAAGGTGTGCTTTTCTTTTTTTATACGTCTCTGACCGTATTTTAACAAAATCTGTGAGAATTTCTTCTGGACTTTCGTATTTATGAATACCCTTTGTCGGATGAAATAAGTGCATATTTGATACATGAAATGTCTTCTGAAGTTTAAAATCTTTTATAATATCGTTACCCGTGTATCCTTCAATACTAAAATTAACATCATCAGTCGTACTGTTATTCACGTAATTCGTAATCTTTTTCTTTTCGATAAGGGTATCGAGATACTCTTTATAGTCTTGTGTCCAACGCCCCGGTGGGAGTTCGGTTACTATTACACTTTTACCCGAAGATTTCCACACACCTTCCGTTATCCATAAACCATCTTCATTACTAAACACGCGACCCGTGAATTTATCGAACCATGGTTTCATGGGAATAACATTTTCACCATTAATTATACGTTCAATATTATGTTTAATATCGGACGGGTTAAATGGTGGTATATACGAACTGAACCCCGTACCTATACCTTCAGTTCCATTTACTAAAACGGTCGGTAAAATAGGAACATAATAATCGGGTTCGATCTGTTTACCGTCGTCGTCGAGATAGTTTAGAACTGGATCATCTTTTGGGTCAAAGAGTATTCTTGCACTTTTAGTCAATTTTGTAAATATATACCTCGTTTGACTTGCGTCTTTACCACCCATGAGACGTGTACCGAATTGACCACATGGTTCGAGTAAATTGATATTATTTGACCCCGTAAAATTATGTGCTAATTTTACAATAGTATCTGCCAAAGACACTTCACCGTGGTGATACGACGTTTTTTCAGAAACGTACGCGGCTAATTGCGCAACCTTCATTTCGGACGTAAGATTCTTTGTGAAACACGCGTATAACACTTTCCGTTGAGACGGTTTTAAACCATCTGAAACGTGTGCAATAGACCTTTTCAAATCAGCAAGACTGAAATTTACGAGATCTTTATGAATAAAGTCGGAAATACCGAGACGCTCAACGTTTCCATACGGTACTTCGAGTTCGGACGCCTTCTTTTCTGTACTTTCAAGTAACCATGTTTTACGTAAATCTGATTTCGTCTTATCAAATGCAAGAATTATAGACTCGTCCATTGAATCATCCGTGTCGAATTGAACGGTAAGGTCTTTAATCTTCTTGAAATATTCGCGTGCTTCCGCAGACGTGGATGTACCGAGACCCTTATAATATTTAATTTTCCACCCAGATTTACCAGTACCATACCATTGTCTGAACGTTGAATCCGTATAAAACGATTTAGTTTCTGAACCTTTTGTCGCTTTTATAATAGGTGTGACCATACTCACAACAAAATTAAGTTTGAGTAAACTCGGCCAGAAATAGTGGATCATGTTAAGAATGAGACCTTTGATATGACTTCCATCGTTATCTGCATCGGTCATGATCATAAGTCGCCCGTATCTGAGTTCGGAGAGTGATGTATACACTTTCCCTTGTTGAAGTCCCAAAATCTTTTTAAGGTCGTTAAACTCCTTGTTTTCTGTAAGTTGTTTTACACTCGCGTCACGTACATTCTTACATTTACCCCGAAGTGGGAAAACACCGTAATGATCGCGCCCAACAACCGAAAGACCCGCAATTGCAAGTGTTTTTGCAGAATCACCTTCAGTAACAATAAGAGTACACTTACCAGAGTGTGTAGTACCGGCCTTATTTGCATCGTCGAGTTTTGGAATACCCGTTATTTTTGATTTACGAGACCCATCCGTTTTTTTCAATTCTTTCATTTCACGAAACTTTGATAATGCCATGAGTTCCGATTGAATACCCGTTTTTAGAATATTCTTTATAAACGTTTTTGGTGGTTCAAATTTACTCCCGAAATCCTGTGGCTTGAGTGTACACTCCGATTTAACCTGACTACTAAAACTCGGATTGACAAGTGTTGCTTTTACAAAAACAAAAAACGCATTCTTAACCTGTTGGGGTCGAAGTTTTATCTTCTTCGCCATATCTTCGATAATACCGTTTGCGAGTATTCCGGAAACGTGGTCAACGTGTGAACCACCTTTTGTGGTACATATACCATTCACAAATGATACGTGTTCAAAACCATCATCTGAAGGTGCGATACACACTGACCATCTATCACTCGTAAATGTACATATTTCATCTGATTTCGTGTACATTTTTGCGTACGTATTGAATGTTGCTTTAGGTAATGCGTCACCTTGAAATTTCACTTTACAATTTTGTGACGTACAAATATTCGCATCATATACCCGCTTTTCAAATATTTTGTATATAGAATCATCCATTTTTGACATACCAAATCGTTTCCAATCGGGGACGAAAGTAATAGAAACGCTCGATGTAGCACTCGAATACTTTTTTATTTTGGGTGTACCACACGTTCTCATATTATCTGACCATTCTTGTGTATATATACACTTGTTTTCACCATCTTTAATTTTTATAGAAAACATCGATGAATAAACATTTGTAAGTTTTGCACCGTATCCATTACGTCCACCCACGAGACGTTTTTGTGTATCGTCATAATTTGTACTCGTGAGTAAATGACCAAACGTCAACTCCGGATTCCATAAACCTTCCTTTTCGTGCATTTTAACCGCGATACCACCCAGAGGTCCATTATTTTCAATTGTTATTTGACCAGATGTTTTATCGATGGAAACATTGAGCGACGTTACGTTTTTTGGGTACATGGAGTTTCGGTCGATCGCGTTTACTAAAATTTCATCAAATATTTTTAAAAGGGCTGGTGAATACATTACCGTTTTCTTTTCAAATGAACCGTTTTCATATACCCAATAAGGTTCCGCTACACGTGAAACGGGTCCAACGTATGAATCTGGACGCTTTAAAATATGTTCCACGTGTGTGAGTTTTTGAATACTTTCACCCATTTTATGTTATATAAAGTCGTTTATTTAAGTATCTTTTTAGTCCTTCGAACCAGTATACTAATTCATCTTTTGTTTTTGACTTGGGTTTCGAATATATATTTTTTATACGACCACACTCGCGGTCACGTAACGTTGGTATTCCAACTTTATACGAATTTATATAACATGCATAACAGACACGTTTTACATCTGTACCAAAAAATTTTAGGTACATATCATTATTGATAGTAAAAATAGGTCGCATTTTTCTATATTCTCGAACAAGTATACGTTCTTCTGTCGTTTTTGTGTGTACACATGGCTCTAAAGGGCATTCACATAAATAACACTCTTTTGTCCACTTAAGATTCATTTAAAAGTAAAAGGTTTTATCTTTTAAGTTTTATAAAGAACTATCAACCTAAGTTATTTTATTTTTAGTAGAAATTAAGATGTCGCAATACTTTCTACCGACCGTGATTCAGACGAATTTTAGTGATACTAAAAATGTACTCACTAAAAAACATCAATCAAATATTCAGACTTATGACGACTGTTTACGTGTATCTAAAACTTTAAAAACGAGTAAAAAAACACCAGAGGAAATGGCGAGAATTCTCGATAAAATGAGAAAAAAGAAACTTGAATGTAAAAAAACAAAACCGATACAGGTTTTGGATTCTGTTCCTAAACAGGACGTTTCTGAATCCCGTAATATATGTAAAGCATTTACATTATCGGGAAAAAAGTGTACATTCAAAGTTGTCTGTGGTGATTATTGCAAAAAACATAGAATAGACGATAATCAAGTGTTAGGAACGAGGCCAAAAATAAATATTTCCTTATTATAAAAAAATGTTAGATCAAGAAACACTCAGACCTGTCATAATAGCCATGGCACTTTATCTTGCAATTTCAAAAATCGTACCAGAACTTCTTAAGAAACCAACCAATATTAAATTTATCGATGATATCGTCGCCATGCTCATTGCCCAGAGAGGCTCACTCATGTCCGGTGCCATCCTGACCGGTGTTATCACTTTCCTTACCAATTACATTGGTGATGAATTCTTGTAATACATTTTCTTTACACGTCAACATGTGAGTCCTCGGATGTTCCATGTACCTTATTTTTTTGGTATATGCATCTTCCATAAACTCACGTAATTGATTTTCATTTGGTTTTCCCCATTCCATACCCGCCTTAAATAGAAAATCATCTTTTACCAAATACTGAAGACCACACTCAATTAAGTATGGTGTTTTTATGTATTCGGGTGCACCCCCATAATTCGTTATAATGACGGGTTTATTTCTCAGAGCGGCTTCGACTGCTCCCATGCCTACACCTTCTGAAGACGAAAAACTTACGTAACAATCACCCATTCCATGTATTTTTTCCATATCTTCATCTGATACGAGCCCGTTTATAAAGGTAACATTAGGTATTCGCGCTTCGACGGGTTGTTTACACGTTGCTTTTACCAATAAACGTGAATCTGGTTTATTCATACGTACGAATGTTTCTATGATTTTATTAAAATTTTTACGTGGGTCATGAACATTACCTATATGGTAAAACGTATACGGTCTCTTATCGGGTATATGTGCATGTATAACGAAAAAATCTTTATCAGGAAACTGTTTCTTAAAAACTTTTCTACAGAATTCGCTCGGTACAGCAATTCTATCGAATAAGTCAAAAAGTTTACCATAATCTTCGTGTACTGTTTCTGTTTCACATACGGTCATACACGTCACGTGTTTAATTTTTCTTTTTATTTCTGGTATCTTATCTAACCAGTGTGGTACAGGTAAAGCAAATATAAACGCTCTTTCACATTCTGGAATTTCTTCGTGTATTTCTAAGTATTTACTTCTAGGAAAAATGTCCATATATTTTTTACAGTGTTGACCTATACCACTCAGGGGAGTTGGACCAATGAATAACATTTAGTATAAAGATAATATTTCTTTTATATATATTACGCGATGGACTCTATCAGAAAACAAATTGAAGACGCACTTCAAAGATCAAAAATTCAAAAAGAAACCGTTTATGGTATTCTTAGACAAATAGTTGATGCAATCGAACCACCAGCTCCAGCTCCAGCTCCAGCTCCAGCTCCAGCTCCAGCGCCACCAGCTCCAGCTCCAGCGCCACCAGCACCAGCGCCACCAGCTCCAGCTCCAGTGCCACCAGCTCCAGCGCCAGCACCAGAAACACCAAAGAAGAAAGTTGTTAAACGTGTCGTTAAAAAGAAGGTTGTGGAATCGAAGGAGTAAATTTATTTTTTACAAATACAAACCCACCTATTACCATTGTTATGAACAGTATTAAGTAACGTAAAGGGTACTTTTTCTTTTTTTCTATTTCCATTTTTTCGATATCCTCCTTATCTGGAAGTTTTTTAACGTTTACGTTAAGATCATCTATCTTCCCGATAAGTTTATGTAACGCCTCGAGAATTTGAACTTCGCGGTTTACAGGTTTTTCCTTAACATCTATAGTTGTAACTTCGAGAACCATGTACCATTCTGCATCCGGTTGTAATGTAACATAATCCGTATCTTCTTGAAATTCATATAACTTAAAATGAAGTTTTTGTATAGATATCGGGTTAAATAAGTTTGTTTGTCTTGGGAATGCTTTCCACTGCTTATCCCTTAATATAGTATGTGCACCATGATTAAAATGTCTTTCGAGTGGTACGCGTGCTAAAATTTGTCCGTTACGTTCATCAAGTATTTGAGCACGTTTAGGTATATCTTCACATGTTATATCAATGTACTTTGCAATACTACTCACGTGAGTGTCAGAATTTGGGTTATCCTGTCCAATTTGTGTCACGTAAAAATCGACTGGTTTTAGACCGCACACTTGCGTCATATCTTCCAAGTGTAAATTTGATTCGAGTGTAAGATCAATACTAAACGTATTATTCGAACCATTTACATATTTTGAATCCACAATTATATACTGAACCTTTTTTGGTAAGTCCTGGAGTGAAACCATCTTGTATTTAGTATATAAAAAAATAAATATAAATAACAGCAATAATGTATACCTTCTATGCTAGTGTATGTCGTTTATTATCACCAAATCCACAA